CCCACTCCCCACCCCTGAGCCGACAGTGACGCCGGCGCCTGATCCCGCACCGGTTGATCCCGGAGACATCCCGGAATTGCCGGCGCTGCTGCAGGTGCTGGCCGGCCCGCAGGGATGGGTGATCCTGGGAGTGTTGGTGTCCATGCTGCTGGCGAAGTGGGCCTGGTACAACGCGCAGTCCTCGGAACTGAAGCAGGGCATCTTCATCGGCATGGTCGCGGCGCTTGCGATCCTGGCCTACGTGTTGGTGACGTACATCCCGGTCGCCTTTTGGCAAGCCTCGGCTCCGATCTGGACCATCGTCGCCGGGATCGCCATGACGTGGTTGGGCGGGAATAGTTGGTATGCACTGGTGGTGAAGCAGCAACGCAAGTGGTCGTTTGAGCTTGAATCGCCAGATGCAAAATCCCATTCATAAAGGGTGACGATAAACGGAGCGCGAGAAGCAAGAGAAGGAGCTGAAAAATTTCGACGAGGAGTTAGACGAGTGGCGCCCCTGGCTGAAGGGCTTGAAGTGGGGCATGACGGTCATCGGCGGCATCGTCGTGACCGCGTTCGTGGTAGCGCTGATCTGGGCGCTGATCCAGAGCGGTGGAAAGCTACCGTGAAGGGGCCGGACTGCGATCTCGAAATAGACCGGCTGTGGCAAAAGGTGTTGGACTACATGGGTAAGTTCCTGGTGCGAGGCAGCAAGGTGCGGATCATCCAGGTAACAGCCGCCTGTTATTCCGGTAGCGATTGTGTCGCATACCTCAAACGGGCGCTGAAATGGATCGAGCAGCACCCAGAGGAGGGACTGTGATTGGTGAGCGCAACGGACGACGCACGCCGGTTGAGAATTGCGGCGCTCTACTTGCGCGGCCTGATGCCGCTGGAGATACGGGCCGCGCTGCAGCAGGGGAACATCCCCGGAGATTTGGAGACGGTGTGCGCGGACATCGCTTTTTTAGAGGCGGTCTGGGCTACCGAAGTGCGGATGGAAAAAGAGAAGCGGCTGGCGCGCCTGTTGGCGGAATTACGCGAGGCGCGCCGGGCCGCTTGGGCTGCCGGCAAGTTCGACCTGGTGTTGAAGGCCATCGAGCAGGAGGCAAAACTGCTGGAGGGCCAGGCGCAAAAAGTGGAAATGTTACGCCTGAGTTGACTTCGCGTATCCATAGGTATCAACCCAAGACGGCGGACTTTACTCAGAATAACTGAAACCAAAGTGACCACAAAATGACCAGTAATTCTGACCATGATCTTCCTGTTGACGTCTATCCGGTGCTAGATAAGCGCCTTGCACAACTGCTGGACGTGATACGCGCCCCCAAAGAAGACGGTACAGAAGACGATGAAGCTGACAAGAAATGCTATACAGCCATATTGTATGGAATTGCTCGTGCTACGCCGGGGATTCGCGAGGACTCAATTTTCGATAGGTCGCGAGAAGATGCTAAACAAATTTGCTCACGGTCAATATGGTATGGAAAGTGGAAGTTAAATCCAGAAATAATGGCTGTTTGGAAATACGTAGTCAAGTTGACTCGGTCATACCGCGATGCCGAGACAATGCGTATCGAGATGGGCGCACAGCAATTGCTTAAACGCAGCCTGGCAGAAGGACAAGTGGACGCCATTGAAGGGCTGCGCAAGACGGCGCTGAGCCTGTTGGACCGGGCGGACTTCCGCACCGAGGCGTCTAAAACGCTGCTGACCCTGGGCAGCGAGGAGCTGGCGGCGCGACTGGCCGCATTACATCCCGGCGCGCTGCCAGTGGAGATCACCGGGCAGCCAGAACAGGTGGTGAAACTTGACGTTAGCGCGCTCCCTGCTGAAATCCTGCGGGCTCTCGCCAACGAAAGCGCAGATAGCGCAGATGCAGACGGATGCGCGGAGGGCGTTAGCGAAGCGCAATCTGATTGACTTTACGCGCTGGACATATCCGCAGTACAAGGCGGATCCGGCGCACTGGCTGATTGCCAAGCACCTTGAAAAAGTTATAAGCGGCGAGATCACGCGGTTGATGATTTTCGCCCCGCCACAACACGGCAAGTCCGAGCTGGTAAGTGTGCGCTTCCCGGCCTACTGGTCGGGCCAGCGTCCCGACGACCCGGTGATCCTCTCCAGCTACGGCGCCAGCCTGGCGGAACGCCACAGCTCTGAGGCGCGGGCCTGCGTCGAAAGCGAAGCATATACCGAAGTATTCCGCGATGTGGAGACGCGACACGATAGCCGATCAAAGCAGCTCTGGCGCATCGCCGAGAAACGTGGAGGGATGCTGGCGGTGGGCGTGGGCGGCCCGATCACCGGGCACGGCGCTTTCCTGGGGATCATTGACGACCCCTTCGAGAATTGGGCGGAAGCGCAAAGCCTGACCCAGCGCAACCACGTTTGGGATTGGTGGCGCGGCACCTTTCGCCCCCGCATCTGGGAGAACGGCGCGATCATTCTGGTCTGCACCCGCTGGCACGAGGACGACCTGGCCGGGCGATTGCTCTCCGAACAGGGCGATCAATGGACGATTTTGCGCCTGCCGGCGCTGGCCGAGACTCAGGCAGAACGCGACGAAAGCCACGGGTTAATGGGATTGCCGGCAGGATTGCCGGACCCGCTGGGACGCCAGGCAGGAGAAGCGCTCTGCCCGCAACGCTTCAGTGTGGGCGCGCTGGAGTTGATCCGGAGGGACGTGGGCAGCGTGGTATGGTTCGCCGAATACCAGGCCACCCCCCGCCAGCCGGAGGGCAACAAGTTCAAGCGGCAGTGGTTCCAGATCGTCAACGAAGTGCCGGTGGATGCGCGGCGCATCCGTTACTGGGATAAGGGCGGCTCGGACGATAAGGGCGACTACACCACCGGGCTGCTGCTGGCGGAATACCAGGGGCGCTACTACGTCGAGGACGTGGTGCGCGGGCAGTGGTCGGACCTGAAGCGTGAGCAGGTGATGCGCACCACCGCCGAGATGGACGGGATCGCGGTCGAGATCTGGGTGGAGCAGGAGCCGGGGAGCGGCGGCAAGGACAGCGCCAACGCCACCCTGCGCAACTTGGCCGGGTTCACGGTGCACGTCAAGCCGGCCACTGCCAGCAAGGAAGTGCGCGCCGGGCCGTTCGCAGCGCAATGCGAGGCGCTGAACGTCTTCCTGAAGCGCGCCTCCTGGAACGCGGCCTACATCAACGAGCTATGCGCCTTCCCCAACGGGGCCAACGACGACCAGGTGGACACCAGCTCGGGGGCCTTTAATAAATTGGCGTTTGGAGTGCGCGCGGCGGCAAGCCCGGGGCGCGTGGTGCAGACGGTTTTATGACGGTTAATATGATTTAACAGGCGTAGGTATGAAACGTGAAACGTGAAACGTGAAGGATTGATGGCGGTAATCCAGCTTAAAAACGCCGGTTAATGTAAGGGAGTTTATGCCCTGGGAAATCAAGAAGCAAGGTAATCGTTATTGCGTTTTCAAAAAAGGCGAAAGCAAGCCGATCAAGTGTCACGCGAGTAATGCGGACGCGGAATCGCATCTGCGCGCATTATACGCCAGTGAGCATGTGGAGGTGAACATGAGGAGAAAGGTGGAACGGGGCACGCCCGTTGAGGAAGCGAAGGGCAGCCTGGAGTATGTGGGGATGCGGGTGCGGCAGGATTTCCGTATGCAGTTCCCCAGTGAAGAGAACTGGTGGCCATGGATTCGCGAGGTGTTTGCGGACCACGTCATCGTGGAGAGTGAAGGGCTGCTGCCCGAAGAGTATTACTACGTGACGTATCAGCGCGAGGGTGAGAAATACGTGTTTGCCCCGCGCGAGCAGTGGGAGATCGTCGAGCTGGCTTACATACCACAGACCGCCGATCGCCCGCTGCAGGAAAGCGCCCAACGGCAGAAGTGGGTGGAGACGATCCCGGCAGCAGTGCATTTGCTGTCTGAGGACAAGGACAATCCCAACGGGCCGTGGCGCATCGAAGGCACGGGAGTGACCGCCGACACGGTGAACGGTAACGGGCGGCGGTATCCCGGCCCGGTGCTGGAGGCGGCGCTACGGCGACTGCGCAACCACCTTAACGAAAGCGCAGGCCAGGGACGGGTTAAG